ATCGTCATATCGTTGTCTGTCCCATAGGGACTGGTTGCGGCTGCATAGATTGCGATTGAGAAGTTGTTTGTGGTTGAGTTAATGCTATTTGTTCTTTTGTTATACCGCTAAAATCCATCGGATTTAGACCCGAATTTTCAAGAATAGAATTAAAAAGTTTTGCCATTGCGGGTATTTGCAAAACAGTAGGATTCGCAATTACTTGACGGAACACATTTACCAATTTATCCGTGAACTGCGCCAAGTTCTTTTGTTTACCCGCGACATCCACGCGGACGCTAATCGGAGCATCCTTGAACTCGTTTTTGAACAATTCAATCCATTTCTTATTTCCGCCTTTCATAAAATCGTCTCTGACTTTCTGCTTGTAAGAATCAATTTCAGCCGGGTCTATCGTTTCCCCGTTTAATATCTTTTCCTTAATAAGTTTATTCGCCTCATTTTTAACCAAAGCGTCCGCAACCTCCTGCAATTCGTCCAAATCCAATTCGGAGAGAAACTCCACTCCCTGATTAATTTCACCGACGATATGCGGCAGAATCCATTCCCTGTAAACTTCCTCAATGAATGCCGCGAATTTACCCATACGGTGTTCGTGCAATCCCATAGAAGTATTGGTAACCAATTCCTGAAGCGCGAATGGAGTTCCCGCTTTCGGAGGTTCACCCATAAGGGATTCGGTAGCCGCTCCCATTTCTCTGGCGTGAAACTTCATCCTATCTATAAAATCATCAAACAATGCTACTGTCTTCGGGGAAGTATCTATCTGGCTGATATCTTTACCTTCCTCTAATTCAATCACTTCCAAATTCTTCAAGTTTCTTAACCCGCTCGGATGCCGGGCGGCGATAGTCGAATCGGTAGTTTTCAAAATCACCTTTGAAGCCGCTTGCAGCATTTCCTTGATGTGGATAAGCCCAAAATTGCTCCATACCTGGGAATCAATAAGCTCCTCAACTCCGCCAAGCCCCAACGCGCGGTTGTAAATCTCATCCGCTCGAAATTTATACGGAGATTCTTTCTCTTTGCCCTTATACAAAGTAATGCCCTTTTTGTCGCCTTCTTTGGACTGATAAAAAGTAACGATATGCAGTTGCCTGATAAATTCCATATCGCTGGATTCCTCGTCATAATACTTCCCGCCCCCGTCTTCGTCATAAAGCCAATATCTCGGAAATACTCCGTGAACTTCATAAACCTCAATATATTTCCCCGGCGTTTTTGCTTTCTGGTTAAGTCCCAAAACCGGCTTTTCGGTCTGGGCCAATACGATAACCTCATCAATGTTCTGCCATCCCTTCTTGGATGATTCTTGGAGTTCGTCCGGGGAATAGGAATGTTTCTCGCAGATTGGCCCGCTTAAAACATTCGTCTGGTCGCAGAAAGCTACCCTCTGCCACGGCACGACTTCGGGACATACCTTTCCGATATCTTTTATCAGCACCCCTCCGAAATCAATATCTGTCTCCGAACCGTCATCAATAAATTTGTCCAGTTTGTATTTGGCGGCGAATCTTTCGTGGAATTTCTTGACTAAAAGCGACTTCCAGTAATTCTTCGCGGAATCCACGAACAGCGTGATATTCTTCACGTCAAATCCCTCGGTGCGGTAGCGAAGCCGCAGAATCGGAAGGATTATATTGGCAGTCGCCTTGTTATCGTCTTTTCCGCTAAGCAGTTGCCCGTATTTGTAAATAACGGTTTTCTTTATGTGGTCATACATACAAAAATCCCATCCGTCAACCATAGGCACGGGGAGTTTGTAGTTTTCCGATTCACTCGTAATCAATGAATAAATATCGTTATGCTGATACATTTTGCGGGGTTTATTTGAGAAGACGACTTATTATTCCTCCTCTCAAGCAACTCCCGCAGGAGTTACCGTTCTCAAGCAACTACGCGCAACGGATATCAAAAACGACGCTCGCCATCTTCTGCCAAATAAACGGTTTAAAGTCCACGCGAGAAGAAATAGACACGCCGGATCGGGCGGTCGGGTTCTTGTCGTCAACGACGACCTGCCCGAAGGTAGCCGTCAAGATTCCAAGATAAATCGCCTTTTTCACTCCGCCGATGCAGTGTCCGCCATCCAAGAGGTTCGAGGTGTAATGGTTGAACCCGCCGTAATACGCTCCCTGTTTCGTGCCATTCTTCAGGTAGTAATCCGACAGAGTAAATCCATTTGCCTGCATATACGCCTCCAGAATTTCAAACTCCGCCGGTCTCCAAACAACGAATCCGCCATTTCTCTCGTACAAACTCTGCCCTCCGGCTTCCCTGATAGCCCTTGTTAGTTTGCGAAGTATCGTGGCGACATTAGTCGTGGCAACCGTGATAGAGCCGGAACCTCCGGTCATATCAGCATCGTCAAACTGGGTCATAGACCCATGAACGCTATAAACTCCCGATTCTATCGATTCCCTCAAAAGAACTCCTTGCCTTGAAGCGCGAGTCATTTGCGTGGCGAGAGTGGATTGCGCCAAATCCGCCCTGTCAATGAACTCGTTAAGTTCCTTGTAGGTATTGATTGTGACGCTCTGGTCGGTTTCAACGATTGCGTTGAAAGTATAAGGAGTACCGCGTTCTCCGGTTGACACCGTTGGGTCTGTCCCGTACGGATTGTGAACAACCTTAGAATTTGTATACTCTACCAGACAAATATCCTCATATTTATTCGGCTCATCCAGTTCTTCTTGGAGCTTTACGGCCCATTCTTCGGCATACACATGTGTATTAGGTAATGCGATGTTAGTATTTCAGTAAATTACTTTCAATCTCTATTCACTGACCACGCGCGACCTATTTGATAACGGGTTCGGGGCTGAATTTTTGTTTATTCTCCTCCGACTTTAACCGGGTGTTTAATACCTCGCGGCGCAGTTTGACATCTTCAATCTCCATAATCGGAGTTCCTTTTGAAAGATGATATTCAACCGTGTCGCGGGCAGCGGTGCCGGAACGTTTGCCCCCCGTGGGGATAGCTTCCTTCACGGCTTTCGTCTCCCGTCTCTCTTTGAGTTCGGCTTGGAAGTATTTAGCCTCCAGAACCTCGTCAAGAGATTTTCCCGTTGAAGCCATTACCTCATAAACGAAATCCATTTCGTCCGGTTCTATGCCGCTTGCTTTGAGGTATGCTTTCTCCGCGTAGTCAATTTTTTTGTCTTCTGGTTCAGGTTCAACTTTGGGTTCGGGTTTCGCCTCACTCGCTTTGGCGAGTTTGGTCTTTAACCTCTTGGCAATCCCGTGATTTCTCAAAGCTAAAGCCTTCCAGTCGGTAAGGTCTTCCTCCCCTTCCGTTATTTCAGGAAGTTCAGAAAGTTCCTCCACCTCTAATTCATTTTCTGGCATGATAAATGATAAATTTTGTTTTGCTCTTTCGAGGAGCATGACTGATTTCGTTTTTGAAGGTACGATAACCTGAACATTTTTGAACGGAATGATAACCGCGTTAATCCGCGTCAATCATATTCTCAACAGTTACCACCATTTCGTCCACGCTTGCCCGGAAGAAATCCACCAAATTACTCGAAGTGATGGCAACTAATTCGTCAGCGTTAGTCGCTCCAAGCAAGGTCGTGCTTGCGGCCGCTTTCAGAACAACCGTATTCGTGGAAGTCGCTGAAATATCCCTAAACAGGAACGATATATGGTCGCCATTCGCAGTTAGACAATCCGCGTACATTGCCGCGGCAGTTGGAAGCGTTGCCGAAGCGCTTGTTCCGGGCGCCCATTCAATCACATTACTGTCGCAAACTTGAGCGGCGGTAATCGTAACTGTTGTCGCGTTTTTCGTAAGAGTGGTAATATTGCCAGTTTCTACCGCTTTGATATGCGATTCGCCGGACAAAGTATTAACTCCGGAAAGAGTTGCCGCGCCGCTTATCGTTACTGTGTTTGAAAAACTTACCGGATTATACTGGTTTGTCCCAATAGTTACTCCCAGAGGACTAACTTTTGGTTGGCCGAGCCAAAGCCCGCCAACCACCAATAACAAGACGACCAATACTCCAATTACTACATTTTTAACCATTTATTCCTTTCTTTGATTTTGGCTCGACCTTTTAATAAAAAAACAGATATCGAAGCGATATCTGTTTCGGATATTGTTTGATAAGAGAAACCCCGACCAGAGGAAAACTCCGACCAGCCAATATCCAAAACGGATATCGCTTCGCTGGTCGGGGTTTTATTCTGTTATCAAATTTACTGCGAATAAGACACGTTCAGAAGCGCAGCCGCGGTGTTTGCAATGCAGCTATACGCCCCGGTATATCCGTCTTTCTGCTCATATAACCCAAGTAGATTGGAAGTCGTGGCGACAAGCGGAATCCCCGAAGTGGCGGAACAACCAGTAGCGGCAGTTCTGCAGAGAAAAATCCCGTTCGCTCCCACATTCGCCGCCAAGAAACTCGTTCTGCCCGACTGTACTCCTATAACTGCGGTAGCGGAAGTAGCGCAACTAACCTGCGCGCTGGTAGCTGTCTGGAACTGCGCTTGGTTCAGAGCCATTCCAAGCGGTCTTTCCCTTAATAAACTGATGATTGTGAATCCGAAATATCCTATTGCGGCAAGCGCGATAAGACCTAAAACTATTTTTAATTTTTGCAACTTTAATTCATTCATACTGCTGGATTTTCAATTGTTTCCGACCCTTTTTCCTTTTTTTTGAATGTCTTCAAATCATCAAAGGCATTCAGCATAATCCGCCACGCTTCCCACTTCGCCCGCAGATTATTCGCCACTTCCTCGTTTGAAGCATTGGGAAAATGCGCGATAAACTCAAAGGCGTAATTATCTTTTGTGTTGCTTGGTTCGCCTTTCTCCAGCGCCCCGACAGAATACAACCTGAACAAAAACACTTTTCTTATCGCTTCAAGCTGTAATTCATTATCAGCAAACATCTGGATAGCAAGTAATTCGTTGTCGTCTAAAAACGCCTCGTATTCTTTTTTTGATGTCATTTGGTTTTTGGTTTTATTTTTTTAATTCGCCCTCATTTCTTCTTCTTAGCAACTTCAGACGCGAACGACTTTCCATTCTTAAAACAAATTCTGATATACTTTCCATTCTTCAAGGTTTTCGTCCGCACTCTTCCCTTTTCCGCCACGCATGCTAAAAAATCGGCTGGCATTATTGCAATAGCATTAACGCTTTCTGTTCAAATATAGCGCGCGCGTCAGGATTCGCAAGCAGCATCCGAAGCTGGAACGGAGTAAATCCAAGTTCGTATTTCCCATCCCCCTTCTTTACGGTTAATATCCCTCCGGCTCCCAAATCCCCGATGCTCTCAATGGAGAATTTATTTAACGCTTCCAGGATAGTTTCCCCGCCCGCTTCGAATCTTCCGTTTCCAATCACAAGTAAAACAGAAAACGCGTCTTGTTTTGGTTTTCCGACTTTTACTTTCTTCGCAACCGACTTTTTTATTTTTGGCATAGTTTAGTATTTTATTTCGACCCTTTAATCTTAACATAAAAAAAAGTCAAATGCAAGTCAAACTGCCGGATTCGTCTCCTTCTCAACCCTAATTCTCGGCAGGGAATCAATGAACTCCTTACGGCGGATAAGCGGAATCAAGGAAGAAACGACATATCTTATCGCATCTAAAGCGTGATCACTGGCTTTAATCGGGTTTTCCGGCTCATTTCTGTCTGTTTCTTCATCTTTGTAAGAATACATCTCAAACTCCGCGATTGTATTGACACACCGCTTATTTATCTTCAAATCGCCTCGTAGGAGCATCTCCCTGATTGTTTGGATGCCCGATTTAATGCTGTCCTTGCCCTTTCTGACCTCCCTCACGTTTATCCCTCTTTGCCTCAACTCCGCAATCGCTCCGGCGCTTTCCGGATCCGGATAAACCGCCAGAAACTTGCAGGACTTGACATAATCCGCAATCATCGCGTCTGTCCGCTCCCGCTTATACCATTCGTCTTCCACGAATACATGCTCCCCGTCAAACCTAATATCCACTACCGCCGCAGGATTTCTATAACTAAAATCTATCCCGCCAAGCTTCTGATATTCTTTTCCGTATTTCAGCATTGGAAGTTCCTCGTAAAGATTTCTTTCCCGTAAAAATTCCTTATAAACAAGTCCCTGCGTTTTCGTGAACTCCGCAAGATATTCCTGAATAAACGCGTCATTTGGAAGCGATTTCTTCGCCGCCTCCAATTCGTCCACCGGAAGGAACGGATTGTCATAACTCGTAAAATGAAAACTCTTGAAATCCTTATCAATCAATTCCTGATTGCATAAATCATAGAAATGATTGAATCCCCGCGGAGTGCTTGAGAATATCGCTTCTCCTTTCGTGTCAGTAAGCGTAGGCCTTAAAACTTCGTTCCAGTTAACCCAAAAATTCCTCATCCTTGCGACCTCATCCAACGCGAGAAAATCAAACGCCTGTCCCCTTAAATTCTCAATGCTTTCCCACCCCCTTAAAATAATATAACTTTCTCCCCCGCTTCTGGTGGCGGTTTTTATTTCCAATCTGGATTCGTTTGTTTCCAGAGTTGCGCCTAATAATTGCTTCTTCAGCATTACCCACATAATATCGCGGGCCTGCTGATAATTATTCGCAATATACGCGACTCTGGCGGGCTTATAAATCACCTTGCCCTTAATCTCCTCCGCTTCTAAGGTAGTTTTTCCCCATCTCCGGCCGCACCGAAGAACTCTGAATCTATGCCTGTCAGTCGCTATCTGGTTTTGAGATCGATGCAAAATCATTCTTCTTGGCGATTGTCTCGGATATTTCAATTACCAAATCAACCTTCCCCCCAAAATCGGTTGCCTGATGCGGATTTCCTTCCGCCATACGCCAAACAATCTCCGGGTCTAAACTATTAAGAAATCGGATTTTTTCCGCATCGCTTACTGCTAATAAATACTGCCGAGCAAATTCCTTCAATGTCTTTCCTTTGGGTCGTCCCCTTGGATTTCCCGACTTACCCTTTTGAAATAAATATGGTTTTAATTGATTCGGAGTGTTAGACATTT